ATGTTATTAATCAGCCAGTTAACCATGTTTTTCTGGCTGATTTTATTGCATTTTCATTCTTAATTTTCACTATATTTTTCATTCGCTTAGCTTTTATTTTGGGGAATGCGATTTTGAAGAAGTGATAATGCAAAACTTCCTTTGAGCTTTAAGGATGGCCATCATGCGATGGAGGAAAAATCCTATCGTGCCGACCAAAACCACACAAAAAAACCAGCCGCTTATGGCTGGTTATTCGTCAGTGAAGCATGGGGAAATTTATCTATATTGCAGGGCAATCATCATCTAATGCACGATTGATGAAGAACGTCACCCGCCCCATCACCTCAACCTCTTCCGCAGCCTCCCCCTCTATCGCTTCACCATCATCACAAATCAGCGCCCTGCCCATGACCCTGGCAAACTGAGTCCGTCCTCCGCTGAGGATTAGCAGAACCTGATTCTGTACCAGTCTGGTGCACGGCTCGATAACCGCAAAGCCAGACGAGGTTTCGAGGATGCGGCTGTCCATGCCGATCCCGCAGATAATTTCCGGAGATAAACGCGGTGCTACGAAATCAGCCACCGGTGAAGGAAATCCCATCAGTGCACCCTCCCCATGTTACGCAGGATCCAGTACCGGTTATCGCTACCGTCTGTCGTCTTGTCAGCGAAGCCTGGCTGATTGCGCTCTATCCATGCATTGGCGTCGGCTCGGGTGAAGTGCCAGTTAAAACCACGCAACTTTTCTATAAAGCGGTCTGTTCTCAGGTAGCGGTAGCCCTTTGGGTTTTGCTGTATGGCCGCAATAAAAGCGGCACGAATATCCGGTTGACGAGGCATGAACGAACCCTCATTCGCACATTAACTGTATGCATATACAGTAGTATTTTTATGAAAACAGATCAAGCACAGGCAATTTTCACTTAAGAGGGGATCGGTATGTTTGTTGAACTGGTTTATGACAAGCGAAATGTTGAAGGGCTACCAGGGGCAAGAGAGATCATTCTGGCAGAGCTGACGAAACGGGTGCACCAGATTTTCCCTGACGCAGAAGTGAAGGTTAAGCCGATGCAGGCGAACGCCTTAAACAGCAACGCCAGCAAAAGTGATCGTGAAAAACTGAACCGAATGCTGGAGGAAATGTTTGAAGATTCTGACATGTGGCTGACCTCTGAGTCTCCTACTGTTCGCCAGGTTGGGCTTTAACTATCTATCGTGTAATATTCCCCGCGTTTGCTCGGGCATGAACACTGAGCAACCAACCGCCGCCCGTTCTTTCTTAAGTCGGACGGCGGTTTTCTTAGCGAAGCCGTTTCAATATGTAGTCTTCAGGTATATCAAGCTCCACCCTGTTTTAGCTCATCAACTTCTCCACGAAGTTCCACTACCATTGTGTTAAGTGCCTTGATGGCGGCTAGGGCATCCATAAGCAATGGGTTAAGGTCAAGGGTCATTTTACCCACCCCCTCAGCGCTGTGAACGTACTGCGGGTCAATCTTCTCAACCTGCTGCGCGATTACACCACGGCGTACTGCTTCACTGTCGTCATCCTTATACCTGAACGATACGAACTCCATCGCATCGATGTTTGCCAGCGCGATTTCCGTATCAAGTTCAGTGATATCTTTCTTAAAGTTGATATCAGATGTCCCAACCGCCTGCATCTGCGTCCACGGTATTGTGGATGATGAGGTGTTCATTGCAGATGCGGAGAGGTTTCTTACAAAAAGATTACCGGATGATCCTGTAAATATTTGCTGTCGGCGAGCTGGGTCATACCCGCATACAATTCCCGATCCTGCTTGCGGAGCCCAGGCAGTACCAGAACTGTCAATACCATAAAACCCTGATTCGGTACTTCCTAAAACGTTAATAGTTGGAGTTCCGAAACCAAAATATCCAACTCCCAGGACATTACCAGTATTCGCGCCGACATCCTTGGTAGCGGCACTACCCAAACCGAGGTTTGTGCGAGCGTCAGCAGCATTCTTTGCACCTGTTCCGCCCTGACTGATACTGAGCGCGGTAGTCAGGCCGCTTAGGCTGGTTATATCGCTGTTAGCCCCTTTCTTCGCCAGTGATTTCTGGCCCGGCACGGTAACGGCCACACCGTTAATCGTGATGGTGACGTCTGTAGTACCGTTCATCACATCAGCGAAACCGCTCATGTAGCGCTGGTACATCGTGAAGGTTTCAGCGATATCCTGCGCCAGACCATCCACGCTCAGACTGTCACTCAGAAGAATGGCAAATCGGGTTCCGGCGGGAACTGCTGGGTTAGCCGCTGGCGTTACGGTGAGACTTGTTGCGCTGCCAATGGTGGTAATCTGAAATACCTGCACAGGGCTGGTCATTGCAATAACGGTACATCCGTTACGAATAAGAGATCCAGCAGCAGTGAAGTTTGTGCCGGTACCTGTAAGGGTATTTCCGCTGATGGCGATAGTGCCAGTAGTATAAATCATGTTTTCTCCAGGCAATAAAAAACCCCGCCGGAGCGGGGTTTGTTCAAAACTGAATGGGTTAGTGGCAGGTGGTGCTGGTGAACGTGTTGGCGCTCACCCATGACCAGTTAAAGGGATAACCGGCGCGGTACTGCGTCTGATTGTTTTGTTTACGGACTCCGTAGATCTGGACGCTGCTTTCCTGTCCGCCGATCAGGGCTGTTCCGGTGCATACGGGTTGCTGCTTCTCAATAACGCCAGCGCAACCGGAGAGCAATACCGCTACCGCCAGGCAAAGAATCATATTTTTCATAGGGGTTATATCCCAGGGCATTCATGAAGCTACACAATAACAATATGAATCAATGGGATATAATTGATTTGATAGATCAATTATTCAAAATTGATCGCTAAAAACGATCAATCATAGTTGGCGCAGTTAATGGCCATAATCACGTTCCTCAGATTCGAATACGTAACGTTCTGAAGGTTGCCGCCGGGGGTTGTCTGCGGCCTGGCAAATATCCGCGTATTGCTTCCCTCAAGTTTTGCCATGCTCTTGTATATGGCCGAGTAGGGCTGCGGTTGACCGCCAGCCGATACAACCCCGGTAATTAGTCCCAGCATGGCAGGCATGCAGGCCCACTTCCCCGTCAGAGTTGTATTGATGTTGTATCCTGAGCTGGCATCCACCCCGGCGGTACCGAGGGTGACAACATCGCTCAGCGTGCGCGTTTCGTTTGTTAAAATCAGCGTCCTTGATGCATCCCACACAGCCAGCCCGTAGTCTGGCTTTGTCTGCGGGAAAATAGAGAAAAAATAAACGTACGCTGTGCCGGTTGCATTCGGTCTGAGAAAATCAATCGTGATGGTGTTCCCGCTTATCGTCTGAGTGATTTCGACCTCAACCGTGCAATGAACGAACGCGACAACGGGCTGACCTGCGGGGAATGTGTGCGTCACTTTGGTATTGAACCCCGATGTTCCCTGAAGTGCCGCTGTCTTTCGCGCCTGAAGAGCGATTGGCGAGCTGTTCGCGGTCACCCATACTTCCCCGCTCGTGGTCGTCAGTAAAACGCCATACTCCGCCATTTATGCCCTCTCGATCTGGAAAATGAGATAAGCCGCTGCCGCAGGCTCAGTCCCTGCTGAGTAGTCGGTATCACCTGCTGCTGACACTGTTGCTGTTCCCCCCGAAATGGTGATCTTCCTCCGACTCGTACCAAACTGATCGCCGTTCATGCTCTGAAAATAGGTCAGCCTGCAACCAGGTGGAAGCGCTACGGTGTAAGAGCCTGTTTTCTGGTTCTGGGCCAGCTGGAGATAGCCACAAACGCTGACAGGCTTAACGCCATAATTATTAACATTGCCTGAGGCGTCCCATGTCTGAACACCATATTCCGCCATCCAGTCCTCCTGAAAAAAAAGAGGCCCCGTAAGAGGCCTCCCGTTACCATGTGCCCGTGATTCTCCCGATCTGTACCCTCAGCACCCGGTTTGAGTCCCGAACGCTGATAGTTTCGTTTGTTTGCTTCATGGCCCCTTCACCAGCCGTCGAACCGTAGCTTTCGATCGTCCCCGTTCTAAAGTTGATGGACAGGCCAGCCTGGTTCTGAACGTAATTAACCGAGCTGATTGTTTCAGCCAGTTTCGCTCGGGTGATAGTGGCATCACCTATTACCGTATCCCTGATAATTACCTGCCCGTTCTGGATAACGAACGGTAAGGTCACCGTGGCTCCGGCCTGGTGAGTGACGGCGAAGCGGTCAGCCAGGAAGATGACCTGCGACTGCATGCCGGACGGCGTATTCTCTACACCGATCCCCATCCCTGCCGCATAATACTGACCATTGCTGGATAACCCGACCTTGATGCTGTACATCGCCTTCAGGTCGCCGTTGACGTTCGCAATGGCCTGAGCGTTAGTGGTAATGGCTGAGGTATGTCCGTTGATGGTCGCTGTGATGCCGTTTATCTGCGTGGCTGTGGCCTGCTGGTAATCGGAGAACGTCTGGTTCAGGCTGTTGATGGATGCTTTATTGCCGTTCACGTCAGCCTGCAAGCTCAGCAGCGAACGTGCTGTTGCCTCCCTGTCGCTTGCCATAACATTATCAATACGATCGATGCTGGCCTTACTGTCACCGTACTGCGCGCTGAGTCTCACCTGCTGATCAACCTGCGCCAGCGTACTCGTTATTAGCGCGATGGAGTTACTCTGAATGCCGCCGCTGGCAGTATCGGTTCTTGCTCCCAGCTCCTCCAGACGGGATGCCATTGATGAAGTCGTGTCGGTGACAACCTGTCGCAACGTGGTGATATCAGCAGTGTTTTGTGAGCTGGCTTGCTCGGCCGCATCTGCCTTACCTGATGCAGCGTCAGCTTTACTCGAAGCCGAATCAGCTTTATCAGAAATGACCTGAGTACTCGCAGTGAGCTGGTCGACAGCTGTCGCCCTCGCCTGCGTTTCATCTGACAGAGCCTGCCTTACCTCGGTAATTCCCGCCTCGTTCTGCTCAGTTTTTGCCTCAAGACGAGTAACATCCGTGACGCGAGCCTCCGTCTCAGTGGCGATCACCTCCCGGAGCTGTTCGAAGGTCGCAGAGTTAGCGCCCTGCTGGGCTGTCTGCCGCACGACAACATCAGCAATAGCAAGCGCGTTGCCGATGATTGCTTCTGCTGTCTGCTTATTCGATCCAACCGCCGCTGCAAGACCGTTTGCATTCTCTTTGATTGCATCAGCCAATTCTGCGAACTTTTCACTGCTCTCCACCGCACTCTCGATCAGATCTTTGAACGTATCAGTCTCTTTAATCTCCTCCAGTATTGCATCGGTGATATCGGATACATCGATGCTGGCCTGCCCGCGCACCCATTCTGTGTACCCTGATTCGTTGCCGCTGCGGTCCACCAGCTGAGCGCGGTACCAGAAAATCTGCCCAGCCTTAAGGCCCATCTGCTGATACTTGCGCTGCGGATAGGGTACGTCTGCCAGCAGCATCGCATCGTCCTCGGTACCGGTCAGGCTGTACTGAATTTCCGTCTTCAGCGTGTCGTCGGTGTTCGCCGGGAATCCCCAGCTCAGCTCAATACCGAAAACCACATTATCAGAAGCGATGAAGCCGACCGGTTTCGGCGGATTGCCCACTTTACCCGTAAGATTTACTTCTGATGATGTCGCCCATACTGATGAAACGTCGCTGGCGTTCGCCGCCCTGACACGGACCAGATAGCGACCCGAGTAGATACCCTGCACTTCAAAGCCGAGAGAAGACGTTCGAGGCACACTAATCCAGTTGCCGCTGTCACGCCGCCATTCCGCCTCGTACGCAACTGCACCCTGAACAGAATCCCAGGCAACGCGCATAGTGGTAATCGCAATGTTCTGGTTAACCGTAGAGTAACTGTCTACGACAATATTTCCTGGGGGAGCCTGAACCCCCGGTGGAATGACACTGACTGGCCGCTCGTCCAGTCTTGCGCCGGTATCAACAGCGGAATAGATATCAGGGTTGTAAGTCGTCCCGGTGACCTCGAAAGTACCGTCGTTGTTGTCCCGCGTTCCCGTAACACGGAAAAGCGCTATAAACAGATCGTCAGAGTCCACACCCCAGTTACATTCAGCCTCCGGCGTTTCGCTGTAGGGTGTGGTGACAGTGACTGTGTTTCCGTTAACGGCCTGGACGGTTCTGGCCTGAGCTGTGCCTGA